AAAGACGATTTTGTTCTTAACACGGTTGATATCGTGCAAGATCCATCGGCTCCTGGAGCTTTCGTTAATGGGATTATGGAAGGAGTTGACTGGGTCTGGAATAACGGCATCATTGAACCTCGGGCAATTGAAAAGATGGAGACTGAAATTAAAAAGGCTCCACGTGCAAATCTCTATGAGACTCAAGTACGTGAGTTTAAAAATTTCCTCTCGTTGCTAAAATCGTAAAAAAAGGAGTCAGACATGACTGATCAATATGAACAGGATGTTGAGCTCGATGAGGACGAGACCGAAATCGAAGAAGCTCACGATCCTAAATCTGCAGAGGATGATGCGGTAAATTTAGCTACTAAAAAACCTGGTGGAACTGGCGTTGATAAGGCATCTGATGCCGGCCCTGACGCTAAACCTCCAGCACTTGGTACTGCTAAGAATAATACTAAGCAAGATCCAATGCCAAAAACAAAAGCTGCTCTTATGGCTGGCATGATGACAAAATTGCAAGGCATGAATAAGCAGCAACTTCAAGCTATGTACAAAGAAGGCTTTGAGGGTGACGAAGACGAAGCAGCGATTGTTGAGTCTGAGCACGACTTCTCAGAAGATCTTAATGCTCTCGTAGAATCTGAAGCAACTCTTTCTGATGAGTTTAAAGGCAAAGCGGCTATCATTTTTGAAGCAGCTATTAGCTCAAAAGTCTCTGAAGAAGTAGATCGCTTAGAAGAAAGCTATCGAGAAGAACTAGCTGAAGAGATTGCACGTACGAAGGAAGATCTCGTCGACAAGATTGACGGATATCTAAACTACGTTGTTGAGAATTGGATGGAAGAGAATCAGCTGGCTATCCAGACTGGTCTTCGCACGGAAATCGCTGAAGGCTTTATGAGTAAGTTGAAAGACGTATTCGAAGAGTCTTATATCGAAGTTCCAGAGTCCAAAGTCGACCTAGTTGACGGCCTCGCCGAACAAGTTGAAGAACTTGAAGGCAAGCTCAATGAGCAAACTGGTAAGTTTATCGAAATGTCTGAAGAGCTCGATCTCTATAAGAGATACGAAGTAATTCGCGAAGCATCTCGTGGTCTTGCCCAAACCGAAGTCGAGAAACTCACTTCTCTCGTAAAAGATATTGAATTCGTTAGCGAAGATGCTTTTGCTGAAAAAGTTGCAATCGTTAAAGAGTCGTATTTTAAGAAAGATAAGAGCACAACATCGATTATCGAATCTGAAGAAACCGATGAGGAGACTCAAGAGGTTTCTGATACAATGGCATTATATTTGAATGCTATTAGACAAGCTTCCAAGTAATTAGGAGAAATAAAAATGGAATCTTACGATCGTTTGGTCGAAAAATGGGCACCAGTTCTCAATGAAGAGACTGCTGGTTCTATTGCAGACCGTCACCGCAAGGCAGTTACAGCTGTAGTTCTCGAGAACACAGAAAAAGCTCTTCGTGAAGAGCGTACACAAGCTAACTTCCTTTCAGAGCAAACACCTCCTGGCAACGCGACATCAGCTGTTAGCAACTATGATCCAGTATTGATCTCGCTCGTACGCCGTGCACTTCCAAACATGATGGCATATGACCTCTGCGGCGTTCAGCCAATGACTGGTCCAACAGGCCTCATCTTTGCTATGAAGTCACGCTACGGTGGTGGTTCTACTAGCAACCGTGAAGCTCTCTTCAACGAAGCAGAGACCACATTCTCTGGTGATAGCTCTGCTACACACGACTCTGACAACCCATCAGGCTTGAACGTTACCAACCTCGACTCAGACTCGACGGCTGATGACGCTCGTTCTACAAGCATCTTTGCTGGTGGTATGTCTACAGCTAACGCAGAAGCTCTTGGTTCTTCAACCACAGCAGCTTTCCGCGAAATGGGCTTCACAATCGAGAAAGCTACAGTAACAGCTAAATCTCGTGCGCTCAAAGCTGAGTACTCTTTGGAACTGGCTCAAGACCTCAAGGCAATCCATGGTCTTGACGCTGAGACAGAGCTTGCAAACATTTTGTCAACTGAAATTCTCGCGGAAATCAACCGTGAAGTTATCAGGACAATCAACACGCAAGCTAAGACCGGTGCTCTTCAAACAAACACAGCTGTTAACGGTATCTTCAACGTACAAACAGACGCTGATGGCCGTTGGTCAGTTGAGAAGTTCAAAGGTCTGATTCTTCAGATCGAGCGTGAGTCAAACGTAATTGCTAAAGAAACACGTCGCGGTAAAGGCAACTTCATCATCTGTTCTTCAGACGTTGCTTCTGCTCTTGCTTCTTCCGGCATGCTCGACTATGCTCCTGCTATGTCCACAAACTTGAACGTAGACGACACAGGCAATACCTTCGCTGGTACGCTTAATGGTCGCGTAAAAGTTTACATCGACCCATATGCAAATGTTGATTACATCAACGTTGGCTACAAAGGCACAAACCCATACGACGCTGGTGTATTCTACTGCCCATACGTACCATTAACAATGGTTCGTGCAGTTGGGGAAGACACATTCCAGCCAAAGATCGGCTTCAAGACACGCTATGGCATGGTCTCGAATCCTTTCGTTGGTTCTACACCTG